TCGTGGCATACAATGGAGAGGCAACTGTTGAGAAGCTCGCACTTGATGTGCTGTAAACTTTGGCAACAATGTTGGCACCAGCATTTGCGTTGGTAGTCTTGAACCATACAGAACCATTAGGTCTGTTCTCGTCTGCTGTTTTCCATGTGGGCCTGTTGGTGTGTTTGTCCTGAAGGAATTTAACACCGTTCTTGACACCTGCTGTGATCCCCAATTGAGCTAGTACTCCATTACCTTCATCAAATCTGATTGTGTTGGCACCCGCCGATGAATCACCCACCGCTTTACCGTTGTGGAAGATCTCTAGGTTACCTGTTGTGGCATTAACACTCGCACTGACGTTGGTCACGTTAGATCCGATCGCTGTGGCAACATCTGATAATGCTGTTCCGCCCGTAGTGATCGTGATACCGTTCATGACAAATGTATTTCCCGATGTTACTGTTGTTCCAGATGCTACTGTAACCACAGGTAAAGAATTGTGCCAGTCTGACGATCCAACCTGCACCCAGGTGTTGCTCGCCGTCTTCTTGTAGATCTTGTTGGTCACGTGAGTCGTGTTGATCGCGTAACTGCCAATCGTTCCTATTGAAGTCTTTGGTGCACCAGTAGACACCGCGCCGACTAGGTCACTTGTTGAAGTGATCAATATAGGAGTGATTGTTGTGAATGATTGATTTGTTGCTGACCATTCGAATATACCATACGTGCTTGATGCAAGGTCAAACCAGTATGTGCCATCTGTTGGTGTTGCCGTTGGAGCCGTGGCGCTTCCGATCAAATCCGAAGTGTCAACGTTGGCTCTCAGAACGTATGCCCTATTGGCAATTCCTAAGAAACTGTAGGCCGCTTGTAGACCCCATTCGTTCAATTCATAACCGTGTAGTGAATTTCCTGAGGCGTCCGTGTAGAATTTTGGATCTCCAAAAGTCTCTGTTAATTCTCTCTGTGACGAGATCAAGTATGCAGTGTTGGCGTTAGCAGTGGTTGTTCCTGCCGCTGTGCCGTCGCCCGCTCCGTTGGTCTTGTCCTGTGATGATGCTACTATGAAAAGAGGTGTGGTACCCGCATCCGATGGTACGTAAAAACTCTCGTTTATTACTGAAACCTCTACTCCTGGTGATGTTAAAGCCATTTTTCGTTTTCTCCTTGCAAGTTTAACGTATACAGAGTTATTTATTATATCATACGGTTTTGTTGACATAATTTACCGTTTTCCAGGTGCCTATATAGGCAACGTAAATACACACATGCGATACCCTGATAGACCATTGTGCAAGGAGTGTAAGACCAAGCCCAGGGCCTACGCCTACCGCCGCGGGGACAGGGTGTACTGGCGCAGTGTGTGTGACACCTGCAACAGGAAACGGATGGGTAAACGAGTGGGTGGTATAACTGCCCTACAGCGCTCAGGTTACAAGAAGCATAAGAAGTGTGAACTGTGTGGATTCAAAGCACAGGACAAAGCACAGTTGGATGTGCTGTTCGTGGACGGGAATCTAAGGAATACGGCGGCTACTAATCTAAAAACAGTTTGCGCCAATTGCCAGCGGTTGGCCGGGGTCCGTAGACTCGGTTGGCGTGTGGGCGATCTTATTGCTGACGATTAGGTCATCGACCTTGTTGTATAGTTCTTCTTTTGTGCCATTGTTCTCTATGAGGTGATCGTACTCGGACTTAGCCCAGGCATATTCAGAGGAATGTATGTGTTGCGGTATCACATTGCCTTCCACGTAGTCAGTGAACCAGTCGGGGTCTGTGCCACGTTTGACCAGCACTATCTTGCCACCCATTTCCCGTATAGTTTTGATCTCATTTTCAAATCTCGTGTCTGCTATCACAGTGGGTCGGCCGTCATATCTGGCCATGCAACTGTCCACCCATATGGCATCATGCATGTTCTGTCGCATGACTTCGGTGCCAAAATACTGCAACACCCATCTAGGTGTCACTTCCTTGCCAAAACGTTGGCTCCAGAAAGCGTCGGATTTCTCACGCCATTCTCTGCTTTCTTTTGTCTTGCCTTCCAGCATATCTCTGTCCCAGTTGAACATGGAACTGACCGCGTCCTTGAGACTCTTGGCGAATGAATCCTTCCTGAATCCGTGTTTCTGTGCCAATCGGTCTGAAACCGTATCTTTACCAGAACCTATCAATCCTACTACACCTATCAGCATAGGATTATTATACTATTTTTTTAGACGTTTTTCAATCTCTTTGATTGCTTTTCTGACAGATTTCAAGATGCTAACCCTCAGGCTTTTTTTACCTTCTTTCAAGGCCCGGATGCTCATCGTTTCCAACTCTTCGACCAGTTTCTCTAATTCATCTAGCGTGAGGTCAGAATATTTCTTGTAATTGGATTTTGTCATGACAGTGTTATTTAAATGATAGTGATTGGCAATTAACCAATAACAAAACTGTGCGGAGTTCCGCCTTCTTGGAAATTACCTATCTCGCCGTCCAATCTCTCCATCTCGGAATTGCCTTCGTTCTTCAAGGCATCACCATTCAGCGATGTACCACCCTGTGGTCCTGCTATGGTGTTGAACTTGCCCCTGGCCTCGCCCAGCATCACTTTACAAACTGCCAGGGTGTAATCCCTGATCCACGGTTTGGCATAGATGTCTTTGAACAGTGTGATGTCTGGTCTGTAGTTGTCGGTGTGCATCAGCACGGTCTCATTGTCGGCTCTGGGTCTCTGTGTTATTGTCAGTTTCTTGGTTGCCACATCAAAATGGAACTGTATGAAACTGCCAAACATTTTTCCAACCAATTCTTGGTAAGAAGCGAAAGCATAGTAAGTGGCCAATCCACCTGTGGCTCCTGCTCTTAGTAGATATGTGTTGGTGTAGGCCAGGTTGAATGGTTCGAACAGTGTTCCACCCTCGCCGCCTTCGGTCCTTGAACCCACGGTCCTCCTGTTGAGGTTCCTCACGTTGATCACCTCGTCTGGTAGGATGTATGAGTTCTGGTCCTTCTTCAGTTCCAGGAAAGCGTATGATTCCTCCACGGCGTTCGATGATCTCTGTCTGTACCTGTTAACAGCCCTCTCCAGTGCCGTATGATAGTGTTTTGGGTCCAATTCCACGTCGATCATGCCATCGCCGAGATTGTTCTTCACGTAATCAAATATTTCCTGTTGTCCTGTTTGGAGTTCTGACATACTCATATTTATTGCCGTGACGCCAGCAATAAATATGTATGATATGCCAAGATTATCCATTTTCAAGCCTGAAAAGGGCAACGACTACAAGTTCTTCGATCGCAACATCAAGGAGATGTTCCAGGTGGGTGGCACGGATCTACACTTCCACAAGTACCTGGGTCCTTATGATCAGGGCGACACCAACAAGGATGGTCCGGCCAGTCCCACGCAACCGCAGTACTCCGGTGACAGCCTAAACGAGAGGACCATACAGGATTTGTTATTCCTGGAGAACAGGGATAGGAAATACGCGGACGACGTATACGTGGTCAGGGGAATATACAACGTGCAGGACGCGGATTTCAATCTATCACAGTTTGGAATGTTCCTGCAGAACGATACATTATTTTTAACAGTGCATCTGAACGACATAGTGGAGAGGATAGGCAGGAAACCCATGGCGGGAGACGTGATAGAATTCCCACACATGAAGGAAGATTATTCACTTGATGAGAGCATACCGATATCACTCAAGAGATACTATGTTGTAGAAGACGTAAACAGGGCCGCGGAGGGATTCTCACAGACTTGGTGGCCACACTTGTTGAGATTGAAGATGAAGACTTTAGTTGATTCGCAGGAATTCAAAGACATCATAGGAGACGCCACAACGGCAGGATCCGTGGCCAGTTACATGAGCACCTACAACAGGGAAAAGACCATCAACGATCAGATAGTGGCACAGGCGGAGGCGGACGCTCCAAAATCCGGATTCAACTATAAACAGTATTACGTGGCTCCCATAGACGAGAGGGGCAACATCAGGACGGACAATGTCAACGACACAGACAGGGTAAGTTCAGACAAATCAGTAAACGCCGTCATAGACACACCGGCCGCATCACACTACGGATTTTATCTAGACGGTGACGGAGTGGCACCAAATGGCAACCCGGCGGGATTTGGTATATCGTTCCCGACATCAAATGTTGACAAGGGCGACTACTTCCTAAGGACCGACTACCTACCAAACAGGTTGTTCCGTTTCGATGGTACCAGATGGGTCAAAATAGAGGACTCCGTTAGAATAACTACTACAAACAATGATTCAAGAGCAAACTTCAAGACAAGTTTCGTCAACAACTCGACCAGTTCAACAATCAATGGACTAACGGTTGAGCAGAGACAGGCGTTGACTAATGCTCTCAAACCAAAGGCTGACAATTAAGGATGTTACACTTCTACGAAGGACAGGTTAGGAAATTCCTCACTCAATTCATCAGGATATTGAGCAACTTCTCTGTGGAGACCGGCAGGGGTTCAGATGGACAGGTCCAACTGAGGGCAGTGCCCGTTGTTTATGGTGATCCAACCAGACAGGTGGCCAATATCATACGTAACAACTCAGAGAACGCACTGGCCTACGCACCAAAGATAGCCTGCTATGTGAGGGAACTGAACTACGACAGGGACAGGATGCAGAATCCCTATCACATAGAGAAACAGCACCTGAAAGAACGTGCATACGACGAATCCACTGGAGAATACACCAATCAGTTGGGTGCTGGATACACCATAGAGAAGGTGATGCCTT